GTTGGTTAGGTTTCTTATGGTTTACTCATTCAGGACTTTCTTTATCTAGTACCACTAGAGATTGTCATGCTTATCACTCAAGTAGTGTTGGTTTGGCAACTGGTTCAGATGTAAGAACAGAAATTAACTATGTACCTGAAAAGGTCAGTAACTTGATTACGTCATACTTTAGTGCTGGAGCTGTCATGATTGACAACGATGGCGCAATTGAATGTCAGATCACAGAATAAGGAGGATATCATGGCTTTAGATGCAACTAACTTAAAAAAAATTGCCGGTGCTGGAGATCAAAACTTATTTGTTTACAAAAGTACTGACGCTGTAGGTACAATTGCTGGTTCTGGTTATTTTAATAACTCGACAGATGACCTTAAGCAATTCGATATTATCTTAGCTGTAGGTGCCACTGGTGGTACTGCAACTGTAGATGTATTAATTGTTTCATCTGCAACAGGAGCTGCAACTGTAACTTGCACAAACGGAACATAATGTTTCAGAGAGAGGGGTTTCCAAGTACCCCTCTCTCACTTTAAAATTATGAGTGAAAGTAAATTTACAATTAGTAGCAAAGCATTAGTTTTAGTAGGAGCTAACACTATTACTTCATTCACAGAAAATACTACTGAGTCAGTTATAGCTAATCAGTTATACGAATCAACATTAGAAAATTTATTAACAAGATGTAGATGGAGATTTGCTTCTAAGCAATCGCAGCTATCTAGAGAAAGTGATGCTCCAACAGCAAGGTTTTCTGCAAAATATGCGGTACCATCTGGAACATTAATTATACATACAATAACTGTAGGCGACTCAGTTATTCAATATGACAGATACGAAGATAAAATATTTTGTGATGCTTCATCTACAGACATTGTAGTAGCTGATTATACATTTCAACCATCAGAAGCTAACTTTCCACCCTATTTTACACAAGCATTGGTTTTTGAATTAGCGTCTTTGTTTGCTGGAGCAATAGCAAGAAATGATTCTTTGTCTGTTTTATATCAGAATAGAGCCATACAACAGCTTGCAATAGCAAAATCACAAGACTCACAAGCTCAAAGCAACAAAAGAATTGATGTCGATAGATTTAGAAATAGGAGGAATACAGGTGCTTTGGGAACTATCAAAGCCACTGTTGGCTCATAGATGGGAATAGCACGAGTACACCAATCTAATTTTACAGCTGGCGAACTAGATCCAAACATGATATCTAGAAACGATGTCAAAACTTGGGGTAAAGGATTACAGACAGCTAGAAATTGTATATTAAGAAATCAAGGTGGGATAGAAAGAAGAGGTGGATCTTTTTTTAGAGCAGATATTGGAGCCGAAGCTAGAATAGAACCATTTATTTTTAGCGGCAGTCAAGAATATATATTTGCTTTTTATAATACAGCTTTGAAAATTTATTCAACTGCTGGCACATTGCTTCAAACAATAACTAGTCAAGCTTGGACTACCTCTACTATGAGAGAGATGACAGTCACTCAACAAGGCGACACTATGATAGTAGCTCAGTCATCTTTTATGCCAGTAATTATTACAAGAACAGGAGCTACCAGCTTTACATCAACTGAATTTTCTTTTGCAACTAGCGTAAACGGAGAAAAAGTTTATCAACCTTATTTTAAGTTTGCTAACGATGATATTACATTAGATATTAATTCAGTAACAAAAGGCGATACAAACGTCACATGTACTACTTCTGCCGATTATTTTACATCAGCCTATGTTGGTACCAGAATACGATATATGGGCGCAGAATTGCTTATTACAGCCTATACAAACGCTACTACAGTTACAGCAACGCTCAAACAAGTACCAATTATGGAGTTAGATGAAGATCCATTTGCAACATCAGCTGGTAGCGCAGTAGTAGTTGTAACTCATGTAGCTCATGGTTTTAGCACAGGAGCATCAATAACTATTGCTGGAGCAGAATCAATACAAGATGCTGATGGGGCTGGTATTGCTTTTGGAAATTTAAATGGAGCCAGAACAATTACAGTAGTAGATGATGACCATTATCAATTTACAACAGGATCGTTAAATGCAGCAACAGAATCTGTAGATGGAGGTGGTGTAAGAGTGACTGTATCTGGACACCCGCCTACTAGAAACTGGGACGAACAAGTCCTATCAGCTGTTAATGGTTTTCCAAAAGCGATAGCTTTTCACGAACAAAGATTATTTTTCGGAGGAGTTACTAATTTACCTGATCTAATAGCTGGTAGTAAAGTAGGAGAGTTTTATAACTTTGATGTTGGCAAGGCAAATGATGCAGACTCTGTACAAATACAGATTGCATCAGATGAAATAAACGAAATCAGACATTTGATATCTGGGAAAGTATTAGAAATATTAACTAATACAGCAGAGTTTTTTCTTAAACCTCAAGTATCAAAACCTATAACACCTCTAGATATTCAAATAATAAGGCAAAGTTCTTTAGGATGTCAGCAAAAAGCTAAAGCTAGAGGTATAGATGGAGCAACAATATTTGTACAAACTAATGGTAAAACAGTTAGAGAGTATACATATAACTCATCAACAGAAGAATTTGTGTCAGCACCAATTAGTTTGGTTTCTAGTCATTTGATAGACACCCCTATAGACGCTGATAGAATTAAATCTCAAGCTGGTAGAGATGAACAAGCATACTTTCTGGTCAACACTGATGGCACATTAGCTGTTTATTATACTCAAAAGATACAAGAATTATCAGGATGGTCTTTGTGGGAAACATCTGGAATCATCCAATCAGTAGCATGTACAACAGATTTTATTTATATTGCAGTAAAAAGAACGATAAACAGCGCAACTGTCTATTATCTTGAGCAAATAGCATCAACGTCTTTTGATATACCAACAGACATGACCGTAACAAAAACATTGTCTGGGAGCTACCAACCACATGGGTCCCCCTTGACCAACGGCACAACGAGTAGCTCCACCGGTGTAATAGTGAATGGATTTACTAATGCTCCCTCAGTAGGAGAGAAGTTTACCTTTGCTGGCAATGCCACAGTATTTACAATAAATGCAGCATCAGCGACATCAAATTCTGGTGAATACAACCTAACCCTTAATGCTGCGGTTAGCACATCTAATGATGTAGCCCTTACTTTTACTACTTCTAAAACATGGTCCGGGTTAAATGCAACACCAGACATGAGAGGATTAACGGTACATGGAACATCTGGATCAACAGAGGGAGGTAATATTAATTATTATGGAGACGGAACTGTTACTAGTGGTGGTGTTGTTGTATTTGACAGTCCTACATCTACAATAGATATAGGATTAGATTATACGGTTACAATTAAAACACTACCAGCTAATGCTCAGATAGCAAACTCTGGTGCATTAACAGGCAAGCCTAGAAAAATAGCTAAAGCTATATTAGAATTGTCATCATGTTATAACGTTAAAGTAAACACTATGGATGTTTTAATTAACGACATATCAAATTTAGATACATCTACAACCTTAACATCGTTTACTGGTAAAAAAGATGTACACTTTTTAGGTTACAGTAATGAGCCTACAATAGAGATAACACAGTCTGTACCTTTACCTTTAAGGTTATTAGGCATAACAACGGAGATATATTACTAATGTGTGATCCAGTAACTTTAACATTAGCTTCAACAGGTATGAGTTATGCTGGTGGAGCAATGGCTGCATCATCTTATGGTGCAATCGCTTCTGCTGGAGTAGGAATGGTAAATGCCGCTAGTTATATAAATGCTAGCAGTAGTATTTATAAAGCAAGCTCAGCAATAACAAGTGTAATGTCTAGCCCTATAGCTACTATAGGCATGAGTTTATTAGGCGGAAGACAAGAAGCAAGAGCCTATGATTACGAAGCACAAAGAGCAGAGTATCAATCTAAAGCTTATAAGCGTGAAGCAGAAATGAGAGAAGTAGAAGCCTTGCAAAAACAAAATGCTTTGAAAGCAAAATATTTAAGAGAAAGAAGTAGCAACAAAGCATTGTTAGCCTCAAGAGGTATTACTGTTGCATCAGCTAGTTATAAAGCTTTAATGGAAGAAAACTATAATAACTTTATGTCTACGTCAAATAACATGAGAATGGTAGATATGGATCAAATGTTAGCTTCTAAAGAAAACGCTTATATATCTGGATTAGAATCTAAAGTACAAAGAAAAGCACAGAAACAAACAGGCATTACAAGTTTAATTAAAGGAGTACAAACAGCATCTAAGATTTACGGAGAATCTGGTAGTTTGTTTAACACAGGATAATGGTAAAAAGATTTGAAGAAGAAACATATTTAGCAAAGATTGGTGTCAACAGAGGCGCTGGCTTTACTTCTGCTGCCGCTACATCTCGTAGACAAGCTGGAGAAATTGATGAAATATTTACAAACTTAGCTAATAGTGCTTATCAAGAAGCAGTAGAAAAAGGAGAACTTAGAGGTCAAAAAGCTGCAAGAGAACAAGAATTTATTAATGAAATTATAAAAGATCCAGAAACAGGAGAAGAAGTAACTGTTCCTAAAAGACCAGCAAAACCAGAAACTTTAGTAGGCAAGTCAGCAAATCAAGAATATGACAAACTTATGTTTAATAGATATATTGATGAAATAAGATTAAGCACAGGCAAAATAATAGATGAAGAATCTGCTAATGCTATTTTGAATGGAAGAGAAGAATCAGAGTTTGCACAAAACTCTACTAGTCAATTAGAAAATATATATAAAGCTTTAGATCCAGAAGTAAGACAGCTTGTCAAACTTAAAGACATGCAACACATGAGAGAAAAAGGAGACTATGTAAATAGTAAATACTTAGATGCTAAATACTCTCAAGGAATATTAGATATAAAAGAAGACATATCAAATTCTAGATTAAATATAAAAAACGATATTATTTTTGGCGATGGTGCAAATATTGATAATCAATATAATTTTATGTTGCAAAAATTAGAAAACGCTTTTATAGCACAAACTATAACAGAAAGTTTTTACAATAGTGAAAAGGAAAGAATAGAAAAAAGGAGACAGGCGGACAAAACATTTTCTGAAAGATTTAAAGTTTTTTTACCTTACAACGGAAGCGAAGAACAAAATGATGAAGCTCAAATAAATGGAGACTTGTTATATAGTTTTCTAGATCCAAACAATAAAGAAACAGAAATTGAAATAAACGGAAAAATATATACCAGAGAGCAATTAACAAAAGGATTATCTGTTAATGAAATAGTTCATATAAGAGAAAACAGAATCAAACCATTAAGTCAATCTGCTACAACAAGCAATACCATAAGAACTAATACAGCTTTATTACGAAATAGTCTTAGTAATCCAAATATAAACCAAAGAAGTAACAACATGGAATACTACAAAAAATCTGGTAAACAAGCAGAAAAAATTGTTTATGATGGTTGGTATGAAAGTTTAGGTGACAACAAAGGTGAAGCAACAGCTGAGGTTAATCTCAATGATATTAGGTTTTTAGAATGGAAGCTTCAGTCAGGTTATGTTTCTGATGCAACAATTAACGTAATTAAAAATGCGATAGAAAAACAAGATATTGATGCAATTATAGAAAATAGATTTATAATACAAGCGATTTCTAACAAGAATCTTATAGAAACATACCTTAAGAACAAGACAGGAGTTGTTCAAAATTTAAACAATGAATTACAATTTGCCTCTCCTAGAGCAAGAATAGAAGCTTATTTTGACAGAAAGAACAGATTAAGAGATGAAGACGCTATGAATGTAGGTATTACTGCAAAATTAAAACAAATGGCGGTAGATGACTTTAATGAACCCTCACAAATACATGGAAGAATATCTGCAAAATTACAAGAAATAGCAACAAATAGTGAAAACGAAAGCGTGCTGTTTACAGCTAGAGCATTTACAAAAATAACTCAAGGTGTATTTAATCATATTATGTATGAAGACAATCCAATATCAGAAGAACTTATTGATTCTCATGTTGTAAATGTATATAACAGCATGAAATCTGATCCTCAGTATGGAATGAGCAGAATCGGTTTAGCTTTTGATATGGCTGGAAGAACAGAAGAAACGGATGCAGATGAAACATATATGAAGTTTCCACCAGAACAAATAAAAAGATCAAAAAAAGCTTTCGAGGAAAAAAATTTTGAAAAAACACAACAATATATTTTAGATAAATTTAGAAAAAATGCTAAGAAAGATGAGTTTGGAATGGGACCTAATATACTTGCACTTGGACCTGTTTCTGTTGATGAAATAAAAATTAGATATAGAAAAAACCCAACCTCGCAAGAAGAAGAATTTGTAATTTATTATCAAGCTGGAGATTTGCCAACAGATGCTTACAGTATAAGAATTGATGGAGAGCCTTTGGTTGTAACAGCACAAGAATTAGCAGATTTATACGATGACGAACCTCAAATGAGTATTGTAAATTATGAATGATAAAGTACAAATGAGTCCAATCAGTGATGTTAAACCAAAAACACCTTACGTATCTCAATATCTTCTAACAAAAAATTCTACTACTTTTATTAAACCTCGTAGTTTTTCTTCTGACGTTCAAGATGAATTTTGGATGTCATGGATAGGGCAATATATTGAACAAGAGTTTATAGATAATGGACCATTCAATACAACTATTGACGAAACATATGATCCTTTCGCTGAAAACAATATTGCTGGGTATGAAGAATATGCAGATCAATTCTTTGATGTAAGAAACAAAGAAGACCATGACTACAGAAAAGCAATTATCTCCAGAAATACACAAAGAAGAAAAAGACTTGATGCTAGTGAAAGAGATATGGGACCAGCTTTAGTTGCAGCACTTGCAGATCCAATTAACTTTATACCAATACCTTTTGCTAAAGGAGTAGCTTGGTATACCAGAGCGGCAAAAGGTGGTACAGCAGCAGCAGCTTTAGTAGGAGCAACAGAACCAATAAGAAGAAGTTACGATCCAACATCAACAAATGAAGAAACAATGATGTATGTAGGCACTTCTTTTATATTAGGCGGAGCTTTATCTTCTGTGTTTGGTCCTAGAGCATCACAAGAAATAATTAATAAAACAATAAACTCAAAAGGCGGTAAAGACCAAATAGTAAATAATGTTAATAGCTCGCATAATTTAACAGAGGGAGCATTAGATGATGGTCCAATGAAAATTAATATTAGAAATGAAGAATTAGATATTAGTATTAACCAGAATAGAACAGGTCATGTTTTTAATGATGATGGAGAAATTATTACTTTTTTAGATTCAATTCCAAAAATAAAAGGCTTGATTGGCAAGTCTGGTAAACCTATAAAAATTACTCGTAAAACAAAAAAAAATAAAGCACGAGCTAACTATTCAAAAAATTATGCACCTGTGGTTGTTAACACTGTAGATGGAAAGCTTGAAGTTGTTGTAGATGTACCATATATAAGAAAAATGTTTAAAGATAGAAAACATATATCTAATGAAGAAGTACCTAATAAATCATCATTGCCAAATTATATTGGTCAAAAGATAGATACTGACAATGAACTAGTGGAATTTTTAATAAAGAAAGAAGTCTGGAGAGCAAAGTATTTACCAAAAGAAGTAGATGAAACACCTTTGCAATACGAAATAAGACTAAATCAAGAAGTTGCACAAGACTCTATTAATAGAACTGTTGGTGATTTTTCAACAGATATTGATACAAAAGGAATGAACTGGTTATTACAAACCTTAGATGAGTTTACTGATACTGGTAAAGCAATGCACGCTTATAAAGATGATCCAATGTTTGCTTCTAGAGTTTCTAAAAAAATATTAGAGTTAGCTGGAGATTATGGTGTTGTAACTAGAGCATCAAAAGCTGGACAAACAGTTGATTCATCCGCTTATCTTGAGCATATGACTTTTTGGGAACAACATTTACAAGAACACTTAGAAGAATTAGATAATCTTTTTGTGCAATACATGAAAGAAAGTGCAGAAAAAGTAGAATCTTTAACATTGTCTGGTAAAAATATAACAGCTGAAAGACTTAAAAGAAAAGATTTTTTTAAAAATATATTTAGATTTAAAAAAAGAGAATTAGATCCAACAGAAAGAAGTTATGAAAATTTTAACAGGCAAGTTTTTGATGCTGTAGTAAATGAACAAACTTTTAATAATCCAAAAATAGAACCAGCAATTAAAAACGCTGCCCTTATAACTAGAAAATTTTTTAAAGAATATAGAGAACAAGCATCTGAGTTAGGGATGTTTGCTAGTCAAAAAAATCTAGCTAAAGATATATTAAAAAGAAATGCTCTTATTACAAAGATAGATGATGCTCTTAACAAAGGCGGTTTAAGCAAATTAGCTATTAAACAATTAAAAAGAGTTAAAGAAAAAGTAGGCAAGAAAAGAGAGTTAACCCAAGAAATATTGGATGACATGAAAAATAATCCAGATATCCATGCACCATTTGAAATGGATGTTGAATACATAACTAGATTTTATAGTAGAGAAGCTATGCTTACTAACCCAACTGCTTTTAAAAATATATTAAAAGGATGGTACGAATCTAATCCTTTAAAAGATAAAGACGGAAATATTTTAAAACTTAAAAAAACAGTAGATGAAAGAGTAGATGAGACTTACGAAAGAATACTAGGCGATGCAAGTCATAATGATGCAGATGGTATTTTATCAATCAAGAATACAAAAGGTCAATACAAGGCTGGTGGCAAGCCTTTTTTACAAAGACATTTAAACATACCTAATAGATTATTAGATGATTTTGTTGAAAAGGATGTTTTTTCTATTATGAAAATGTATAGACAGCGTATGGGTTTAGCTATTTCTATAACAAAAAGATTTGGTGATAGACACATGGATAACTTTTTAGATGATTTAGAGGTAGATATTATAACAAATAAAATGAATACCAGTGCTGATGTTACTAAAATGAATAGAGTTTTAAATGCTTTTACAGATGCAAAAGATAAAATGTACGGAACATTTAATACTGTAGATCCATCTAATGTAAACAAAAGAATAGCAAACTTTCTTAGAAACTGGACCTCTCTTTCTTCTATGGGAAAAGTAGTTTATACAGCACAAGCTGATTTAGGAAGACCAATTATGGTACATGGTATGAGTAGGATGTGGTCTTATTGGTTAAAACCTATGATGGATAATAAAAAACTATTTATTAAAATGGCAAAAGATTTAAAATTTTTAGCACCGATGGCTGAGTTAACACAACAAGGCGCAGCTATGGAAAGGATGGTTGGTGGAGGAATGGGTACAGCTCCATTTCAAAGAGGTATTGTCGGTTCAATTGAAGGTGGTTTTCAAAAAGCACAAGGTCCATATTTCTGGGCAAATGGTTTAACCACTTGGACAATGCTTATGAAAAAAATGACTGGTTATGTTTCTCAACATAGAATTATAGAAGATGCTTTAAAAGTAGCAAATAAAACTGCAACTAAAGATGACATAGCAAGACTTGCTGCTCTTAATATAGGCAAAAAAGAGTCTTTGATGATAAGTAATTTATTCAAGAAAAAAGTAATTACACTAGAAGATGGTATTTATTTACCAAACGCTACAGCATGGTTAGATAATGGAGCTGGGCAAACCTTAACAAAATTTAGACAAGCTTTAAAAGCCGATATAGAAAGAACTATTATTACACCATCTCCTAATGATAAAGGTAATATGATGTATGGTGTTTATAGAATAGATAGCGAAGAAGTAGCTAATGCTTTTAACAATCCTTTAGGTAGAGCCTTTGGATTTAGTAAAACTGATAAAGGCGGAAAAATTCAAAATGGTTATATGGCATTACCATTTCAATTTTACTCATGGATGATATCAGCAAATAGAAAATTAATGATGTCTGGTCTATCAGGTAGAGAACAACACATGATGCAAGGTGCTACAGCAATGGTTGCTTTTGCTATGTGGGGAGATTTTTTAAAGTCTCCAGAGTTTTGGTATAGAAAATCAACAGAAGAAAAATTCTTGTCTGCTGTAGAAAAATCAGGTGTTTTAGCAATGTTTAGTGATTTGCCAAACATTGTAGAAACCATGTCTGGTCAACAATATGGCGTAAGACCAATGTTTGGGATGGACAATCCATATGGAGAGCCAGAAGACCATGATGTCTATAGACCTATGTTAGGAGCAGCTGGATCTAACATTGCTGATATATACAAAGCTTATGAAAGCGGAGATAGTGACGATCAAAAAGACGCTATTAGACGATTTATTCCCTTGAATAACTTTTGGGCATGGGACAGAATGTTTAAAAAGGGTTATAACGCTACTTATGAGGCACTGTTTAAATAATTATGACAATAGCTAGTAATAAAAATACACCAAGAGTTGCTTATACAGCAACAGAAAACCAACAAACGTTTACAATACCGTTTGAGTTTTTTTCTGTAGATGATGTAAAGGTATACAATGGCACAACACTGCTCACTTATGACGCTAATGCAGATGCGGTAAATGAATATAGTATTACAGGCGCAGCTTCTGATAGTGATGAAGCATATGAGTATGGAGCTGGTGGTACAGTAAACATTGGAGCTACTGGTATTTCTTCTGGAGCTATTATCACAATTATTCGTGACATTACTATAGAAAGAGCATCTGATTTTTCTCCAACAGGAGCATTTGCAGTAGCATCTTTGAACACAGATTTAGATAAAGTATATGCAAAACTTGCAGATTTAGATCAACATATACAGCGTTCAGTAAAACTTCTGGACACAGACTCAATATCTGCAACAACCAGTTTACCAGCAAAGGCGACCAGAGCATCTAAGGTATTAACCTTTGATAGCGATGGAAATGTAACAACGACATTTGCAGCAGTAGACACCGGCACTGTAGCTGGGATAGCTAGCGATGTTACGACTGTAGCTGGTATTTCCTCAAACGTTACAACCGTTGCCGGCATCTCGTCTAATGTTACATCTGTTGCCGGAGTTTCTTCTAATGTTACAACTGTTGCTGGTATCAGCTCAGATGTAACTACAGTAGCTGGGATATCATCTAACGTTACTAGTGTGGCTGGAATTGCATCTAATGTAACGACAGTAGCTGACAATATATCTAGTGTTAATAACTTTGCAGCTATTTATAGAATTGGCTCATCTGATCCTACATCTTCATTAGATGAGGGAGATTTATTTTATAACTCTACTGATAACAATTTAAAATATTACAATGGTTCATCATGGACCAGTATTGATACAGGACTTACAGATATTGTAGGAGATGCTAGTCCACAACTAGGCGGTAATCTGGATGTACAAGCCAGAGAGATTAATACCTCTACAACTAATGGCAATATTATACTTACCCCAAATGGTACAGGTATGCTGGAAGTTAAAGGCAATACTAATGCTGGTACTATACAGCTTAACTGTGAAGATAACTCACATGGTGTAAAAATTAAAGGACCGCCACATTCGGCAGCTCAATCTTATACCTTGACTTTGCCATCTAGTATCACAAATAATTATTATTTGAAAACAGATGGTTCTGGAAACTTATCGTTTGCAGAAGTACCAACAGAAACAAAACCAACAGTAGCTGATGTTAGTCAGACGATTGCACCTGATAGTGCAACAACCATTAATATTACAGGTACAAACTTTGTAACTGTACCTATTGTTGAATTTATAAAAACTGATGGATCTATTACTAGACCAAACTCAGTATCGTTTACTAATGCTACAACGTTATCTGTAAATGTAACGCTTGCATCTGGTAGCTATCATGTACGAGTAGAGAATCCAGATGGTAATGCTGGGCGTAGTACCAATAATATTCTTACAGCTAGTACAGCTCCTACCTTTAGCACATCGGCTGGAAGTTTAGGGAGTGTATCTGCTGGATCATCAGTATCTATAGATGTAGATGGATCGTCAGACTCAACAGTAGCGTTTAGTGAGACTACAAGCGTATTGACCAGTAATTCTGACACGCCAGCAAGTACAATGAATTTATCACTTAACAGCAGTACTGGAGTGATAAGCGGTACAGCCCCATCTCCAACAAGTGAGACAACATATAACTTTACATTACGATTAACAGATGCAGAAAGTCAAACAGTAGACAGGGCATTTAGTATAACAGTATCAGTAGGAATGAACAACACAGGACAATTCAACTAATGGCAGCAAATTCATATTTATCAAAAGCAACATCATCAGGTGGAAACCAAAAAACTTTTACAGTATCAGCATGGGTAAGACAATCTATGGTAATATCAAATCCAAGACATATTGTAGGTAGTGATGTAGAAGATGATGGTGCAAACTATTGTCATTTTTCTATTGAAGCAGATGGCACATTAAAATTTTTAGCTTTAGCATCTTCTAGTATAATTGCAAATATAGTATCAGTACCTAAGTTTATAGACACAACTGCATTTTACCATTTAGTATTAAGATGTGATACAACGCAAAGTACAGCAGCAGATAGAGTTAGATTCTATGTTAACGGAAGTCAAGTTACTGCTTTTGGCACTAACACTATTCCAAGTCAAAATGATGATTTAGGATTATTCAAAAGCGGGAGTGCTACTTTAATTGGTGCAAGACACCCAAGCTCATCTTCAAACTTTTTTGAGGGAGAAATGGGTATGGTTTGTATAGCTGATGGTTCTAGTTTAGCTCCTACAGTATTTGGTGAAACAGATAGTACGACTGGAATATGGAAGCCTATACTTAGCCCAACCTTTACTGCTGGTACAAATGGAGCTATGCTCAAATTTGAAAACTCAGGAGCATTGGGAACTGATAGCAAAGGTTCAAATAATTTTACAGTTAATGGTAATCTTAAACAAAGCAATAGCACAGCAACAAACAAGTTTCCAGCATTAAACCCAAGAGGTACTCATGCTGATTATGATGGTGCTAACTATAATCTTCATGCTGGACACACTGCTTTGATGACAACAGGTACAAACAGAGTAGCTCCTATAGATATGTGTTTTCAAGGTGGCAAATGGTACTGGGAATGTAAGATTGAAAAAGCAAATAACTCATCAACACTTGGTGTATACATGACCGACTTTTCATCTGCAAAAAGGATAGAACAATTTAATGCTGACTTAGCTTTACAATCTGCTGCTAATGGTGGTAAACGAGCAGTTAGTTTTTTAACATCTGCTAGTTCATCTCAAATTCAAAATGCTGGTAGCACAGTAACTTATGGTGCTAACTGTAGTGATGGAGATATTATTATGTTTGCTTTTGATTCAGCTACAGGCAAGGTATGGACAGGTAGAAATGGAACTTGGAACAATGCACCGGGAACTTCTAATGTTGGTAATCCAGCTGCTGGCACATACGATAGTGGTACAGTATTAACAAACACAGATAATGATTTAATGTCATTTTATATTAGTGGAAGAAACTCAGATTCAACAAACAGATATATGTATATAAATTTTGGACATGGCTACTTTGGAACTACAGCAGTAGCATCAGCAAATGCAGATGGTAATGGTAAAGGCTCGTTTGAGTATGCACCACCTACTGGATTCTTAGCTTTATGTAGCGAAAACATTCAAACAGACGGAGGGTAATATGGCAACATTTACAAAAATAGCAAAACCATCAGCACATCATGACGAAGTATTATATTCAGGTAGTGATAGTAACCAAACCCTTACTGGTTTAGGTTTTCAACCTGATTGGTTACATATAAAAAACAGAGTAGAAAATGCAGATGGATGGCATAATATTGTCGATACTGTTAGAGGTATTGATAAGAATATATACCTTAATAAAACAGATGGACAAGACACCGCATCTAGAGTAACTGCGATTACGTCAGATGGTTTTACTGTAGCTGGAAATATATCTTACACTAATGACGCTGATGATGGATTTATTGCACATTGTTTTAAACTAGCTGGTTCAACAACTACCAATGACGCTAGTGCTACAGGCGTTGGCACAATAGATTCAAGTTATCGTGCAAACCAAGATTCAGGTATATCAGTAGTTACTTGGACAGGCACAGGTGCAAATGGCACTATAGCTCATGGTTTAGGTAGAGCGCCTGACTGTATAATAATGAAAGATATAGGACAAGATGGTTATCATTGGGAAGTTTATATGCACTCAGGTAATGCTGGTGGTAGCCCTGAAAATAATGCATCATCAGATGAAGACCATCACATTAGATTTTTTGATAATGATGGCACAGCTGATCCTGATGATGACAATACTTACTTTAATGACACCAAACCTACTAGCACAGTATTTTCTATAGGTAGTTCTAACAATGTAAACCAAAGTGGCATATTACATATGGCAATTTGTATTGCAAATACTAATGGCTCAGTACGAGCTGGTTCGTATCAAGGTAATAATAAATCTCATGGACCATTTATTTTTACAGGTTTTAGACCAAGAACAATATGGACTAAACCAGGATTAACCGAAGATCCTCATTTGAAAACAGTTACAACTAGATTTACTAGTGCTACTAATGCAGCAGCATCAAGTAGTGGGGCTAATCATGGTAATCCAATAGGACATAATTTAAAACTTGGAGATGCTTCAACATGGAATGAACAAAACCAAGTTGCTCTTGATATCTTTAGTAATGGATTTTCACCAGCTACAACAGATGGTAAACACAATGGCGATGGATATTATTACTTCTACATAGCATGGGCGGGTGCGCCTATGGTTGGAACAAACAAAGTATTAGGAACTGCATTTTAATGAAAGTAACTAACGAACAATTAGCCGAGAAGATTGATGCTCTAACCAAGATCGTAGAACGTAATAGTAGAGATATTATTGAACTAAACAATATCATAAATATAGGCAAAGGTGGTGTACGAGTGTTAGTCTGGGTTGGTACAATAGTTATAGCTATATTAGGATGGAGGTTATCAGAATGATACCAATGGAACTTATATCAATGCTCGGCTCTACTGTACTAGGTGGCATTATGTCTATCATGGCACAGAAAGGACAAGCTGAAGCAGAGAAACAAAAGTTATTAATGCAACGTGCTGGGTTTGCAGCTAAACAAACTGACAAAGCTCGTGATGTTAAAGATGCACATACTAAGCATACTCGTAGATGGATAGCTTTAATGTGTGT